TTGTACAACTTGCTACACCAACTGGTAGTGATTGGGAAGTAGGTAAGACGTGGTTGCAAAATGATGATGACTTGACTGTTTCTATTTGGAATGGTTCCGCTTGGACTGCTATTAGTTCTGGTGGTTCATTCCGTGAACAACCTAAAGTTATCTATGTTGATGCTTCTGGTGGTGATGATGCTAATACAGGTCACCGCATCAGTGCACCTAAACTGACTATTAAAGAAGCTATTAAGGATATCAACGAAGATATTGATACCACTATTCTATCTGCTGGTTCTGGGTATACTGATGGTTCTTACTCTAACGTAGCTCTAACTGGTGGTTCTTCTGGCACTGGTTTGCGTGCTAACATCACTGTTGCTGGTGGTATTGTCACTGTTGCTACTGTTACTAGCGCAGCTACTCTCCAAGACTACGGAATTGGTGACATTTTGTCTGCTGATGATGCTGATCTTGGTGGTGGTGGTGGTTCTGGGTTCCAGCTAGAAGTAACTGGTAATGGCGATGGAATGATCGTTGTTGTTGCTGCTGGTGTGTACCAAGAGATTGCACCTATTCAGATCAAACGTCGTAACGTTTCGATCATTGGTCAAGCACTTCGTAGTTGTATTGTACACCCAACTCCAGCTACAGAAACCAACAACCTGTTTGAATTGAACAGTGGTAGTTATTTGAGCAGCATGACCTTTACTGGCATCAAAGCTGGTACTGGTACTGGTAATACTCTTGATCCTGCTTTGCCTACTACACAAGGTTGGAATGCTGCATTCTATAGCGGTGCTTATATTATCAAGTCACCTTATATTCAAAACTGTACTAATTTCTCAGATAGTGAAATTAACAACAACGATTTGAATGCACACAACCCTGCAGGTGGTGCTGCTGGTGACATTGACTCTGCACCTACTGGTGGTGGTCTTTTGGTTGACGGTGATGCTGTAGATGATGATAGCCCACTACGTTCTATGGTGTGTGATAGTTACACCCATGTAGCACTTAATGGTCCTGGTATTCTTGTTACTAACAATGGTTATGCACAATGTACTAGTTCCTATGCATTCTTCAATAAGTATCACATTAAGTGTTTGAATGGTGGTCAGGCAAACCTTGCTGCTTCTACTACTGACTTTGGTGATGAAGCATTGGTTGCTGATGGTAAATCTACTAGTGCTATCTTTACTTCTAATGTAGATGGTGCTGCTGCAGATCTTGATACTACCTTTAACATCAATGAACCTACTGCTGCTGCAGGTTGGCATGGTACTGCAACACGACCACAAGGTAACATGCTTGTTACTGTTAATGGTGTGACGTATCCTGTGTTGTCTGCTACGGCTAATACTGATTCTGAAGGTGGTGCTGGATGGACTGTAACAATCAGTCGTCCTAATCCATCTTTACGTAGTGAAAACTTGGGTCTTGATGGTGCAGTCAGTGATGACGCTGCTGTATCGTTCTTCCTTCGTTCACAGGTTGCTTCAAGTGGTCACACGATGGAATATGTTGGTAGTGGTACTGATTATACAGCACTGCCTGAAAATGGTGGTGTTCCTGATGACTCTAAACAAATTGTTGAGTCTAATGGTGGTAAGGTTTGGACTGCTATTACTGATCAAAACGGTAAGTTTAAAATTGGTGATTTCTTTGAAGTAGATCAACGTTCTGGTTTTATTAATTTTAGTGCAGGTTCATATGCTTTTGATGTTGTAACTGACACCACACCTGAACTTGGTGGGCAACTTGACGCACTAACTAATAAAATTGTTAACCTTGGTGATCCTACTGCTGCACAAGATGCTGCTACTAAAAACTATGTAGATACAGCTGGCTTTGCTAAATACTCTGACACTACTGCTAATTTTACAGGCACACTTCAAAACGGTGGGTCTAATGTTGTTGTCGATAGTGATATTGGGTCTACAGTACAGGCGTATGACGCCACTATTTTAAATAACGCTGATATTGGTGTAACCGTTCAGGCATACGATGCTACTATTTTAAATAGTGCTGATATTGGCGTCTCTGTTCAAGGTTATGACGCAACTATTTTAAATAACGCTGATATTGGTGTCTCTGTTCAAGCATATGATGCTACTATTCTAAATGATGCTGATATTGGTGTTTCTGTTCAAGCATACGATGTCGATACTGCAAAGACTGATGCTGCACAAACCTTTACCGCAGCACAACGTGGTACGATTACTACACTTACCAGTGGTGCAACAGTTACTCCTGACTTTGCAGACTCTAATAATTATACATTGACGTTGGATCAAAACCTTACCATTGCTAACCCAACTAACCTTACTGCTGGTCAATCTGGTTCTATCTTCCTTGTACAAGATGCAACTGGTAGTCGTACAGCAGCGTGGGGTACTTATTGGGACTTTGCAGGTGGTACGGCACCAACTCTTACTACAACTGCCTCTGCAGTTGACCGCATTGATTACGTGGTTCGTAGTTCTACGTCTATTCATGCTGTTGCTACCCTCAACTATAGTTAATTATGGCAGTATTAAATAATATTTTAGCAGGTGCCGCCGGTCAAACCGGTGGTGCCGGTGGCTACCAGATCGAACGCAGTTTGCGGTTTAACAATGATGATTCCGCTCGTTTGTCTAGAGTTTTTTCATCTTCTGGTAATCAAAAGACGTGGACTTGGAGCGCATGGGTCAAATTTTCTTCAAATGAAAGAAAAGTTCTTTTCTCTCAAGTAACAAACTTCAGCAATCAGTTTTTTATTATAGAGCATATAAATGATGGGCTTGAGATTTACGATTACAATGTCGCTTACAAGTCTAATTTAGAAACAGCAAATTTATTTAGGGACTACAGTGCTTGGTATCACATAGTCTTTACGTATGACACGACAAACACTACTGCTGATGACAGACAACGTCTTTATATAAACGGAGAGCAGATTACAACCTTTTCCGCTCGAACTAATCCACAACTAAACCATGAAGGCTACGTCAATAAGGCAGGTGGGCATTACTTAGGTGACTACAACATTTTCAGCCCTGTACCTCACGATGGTTATTTTGCTGATGTTCATTTTGTAGATGGGCAATCGCTGCAGGCGTCTGACTTCGGTGAGTTTGACGATAACGGTGTGTGGCAACCGATTGAATACGCTGGAACGTATGGCACCAATGGCTTTCACCTAGATTTTTCGGACGCAACAAACACTACAACGATTGCTGAGGATTCAAGCGGTAACGGTAATGACTGGTCAGCACAAAACATTTCTGTAACTGCAGGTGCAGGCAACGACTCCCTTTTCGACTCTCCAACCAACGGCACGCAGACAGATACAGGTGCTGGCGGTGAGGTAAGTGGGAATTACTGCACGTTAAATAGCGCAATTAGTGCTACTTACCAAGCTAGCAATGGTGGACTTGATATTACAAGCTCCAGCAACTGGGTAATGGGATTTGGCACGATGGTAATACCAAGTTACGGTAAATGGTATTACGAAGTTGTAGCTGGTGGCGAAAATACTGTCGCAGGAATAACTGATGCTACCGGTCCTACATCACCTACTAATTTTATTACTTTTGTGGCAATTTCTTACGTATATTACTTTGCCAATGGTTATAAGTATGAAGGGCCTAATCATACCTATACCGCATACGGGGCGACTGGCACAACAGGTGATGTCATGGGTGTTGCTATTGATATGGATGCAGGTACGTTAACGTTTTACAAGAATGGAACTAGTCAAGGAACAGCGTTCACTGGTTTAACTGGATCGTATATTCCAGTAGTTGGCGCCTTTATAAATACCCAAGTTGTAAACTTCGGCCAACGCGCCTTTGCCTACAGCGCCCCCAGCGGCTTCAAGGCATTGTGTACTGCAAATCTAGACGATCCAACGATTGCCGATGGTTCGACGGCGATGGATGTTGTTACTTATACGGGTAACGGAACTTCGCAAACAATTAGCGGGCTTAACTTTTCACCTGATTTTACCTGGATTAAAGACAGAAGTCAAGTCGAACTTCATAGTCTGTATGATACGATTAGAGGAGCAACTAATCGTATTGTTACTAATAGTACCGCCCAAGAATCTTCAAATAACAACAGTCTCACAGCGTTTACTTCAGATGGGTTCTCTGTAGGAGGTTTAGACGCAGTTAATGCAAGCGGCTCGGCTCTTGTCGCCTGGAACTGGGACGCCGGAACTTCAACAGTCTCTAACACAGATGGCAGTATTACTGCAAATGTAAGAGCCAATGCATCCACTGGGTTTTCGATTGTTAGTTATACGGGAACAAGCGCAAACGCAACTGTAGGCCATGGCTTAAATGCTGCGCCTGAATTTATTGTAATTAAAAACAGAGATAGAGCTATTGACTGGGCTGTTTATCATGCAGCCCTTGGGGCAACCCAGAATCTAAAACTTAACAGAAACTATACGGCGCAATCAGTTTCAAGTTATTTCAACGACACAGATCCGACATCTAGCGTGGTTTCATTAGGTGCTGCAGTTGCTACTAATTACACAGGAGAAGACATTATCGCCTACTGCTTCGCCCCAGTCGAGGGCTATAGCGCCTTCGGCAGCTACACAGGCAACGGCAGCACAGATGGTCCGTTTGTTTACACAGGGTTTAGGCCACGGTGGATTTTGGTTAAAGGTGCTGACGGCCCAAATACTTATAACTGGTTTGTGCAGGACACAAAGCGTAATCCAGAAAATTTAACTACTCAATACCTTATCCCCAATTTAAGTAATGTTGAAGGTTCTACGGGGAAGCTCGACATCTTATCTAATGGCTTCAAATGGCGGACAAGCTCTACTGGACTCAATGAGTCAGGCACTGACTATATCTACGCCGCCTTTGCCGAAAACCCATTCAAAACCGCTCGCGCTCGTTAATTAATTATGCTTACTTTAGATGGAAAGACCTTGCAATATGACAAGGCATTTACACACAATGGTGTTCAATACCCTAAGAACTGGCTTCGTTTGACGACGCTTGCGGAAAAGGAAGCAATTGGAATTGTTGAAACCCTTGATGTCCCTGTGGCATCGTGGGATCAACGGTTTTACTGGGGTGTAGATAACCCTAAACAACTTGATGATGTTACCGACGACGATGGTAACACTACTACTGGTCTTAAGACTTTGTGGAAACAAAAGCAAAACGATATTGCTGCATCACTACTTGCACCGTCTGATTGGCGTGTAGTTAAATCCGCAGAAGTAACTGCATACAGTGTTGAAACTGAGTGGCTTACGTATCGTGCTGCAGTCCGTACTGCTTGCAACACACGTCAAACTGAAATTGATGCTTGCACAGATGTTGCGGCACTCAAAGAACTTATTGACAACCCTACTACTACTTGGCCTGAAGAACCATGATTACCCTTATCCGTCCAATTCTCTTTTCTTTTATTCAATCTAATCAAGTCAAGCGTCTTATTATTGACTTGTTGACTAAACTTGCTGAATCTACTGATAATGATGTAGATGATAAAGCAGTTGAGTTTATTAAAAACGGTCTCTTTCCTAATAAATAATGGAGTGGGAAGGGCCACCAGTTCTTCCTTCTTTAGATCTACCTGGAGCACTTAAGTTACCTGCACCAATTTTTGACGTGCCTAAGGGGGAATTACCATCATATAAACCGATGGTAGTACCTCCTAGTGTACTTAGACCTCCGCCAGGTGTTCAAGGAATCAATATGGAGGAAGACCCTCCAAAAGATGAGGAAGAAACAAAAACTGAAACAAAACCTGTAACTCCACCAATCCCTAATCCACCAGAAGCTCAAATAGTAGAGATCCCTTTTACAGATCTTGAAGTACCAATGCCGTCAACA